CATACATGTTTGCGGTTGATAATGAAGTTCATTTTGAAGGGGATAGTAAACGCACGCGTCAAAAACTCAAATTCAGACAAGCACGTGATGTTAAAAATGCTTCAGAAGTGTATGCTGACGACGACGACACCATAAAGGAAAATTTCGGTGAAGCATACCTTAAGAGAGGAAGAAAGGGGCCAAAATACGAGAGGAAAATGGGATCTAAGCCAAGACAATTTGTGAATTTTTATGGGTTTGATCCAACACAATACGATACGGCACGCTTTATTGACCCAATTACAGGACATACAGTTGATATAAATCCAAATGAGCGCATTAAGGAGCACGAAATACGAGATGCATTATATGATGCTCGGGAACAGCGAGACGAATTTGGAACGTTGAAGCCTGGGGAGGGATTCCACGCAAAGGAAGTTGAGGCATACTTCATCAACAGTGCTACAAAACGTGCTTTGAAAGTGGATTTAACGCCGCATAATCCACTACAGGTTGGACATCGAACTAATAATGTTGCAGGACACACAATACACGAATTTGAATTAAGGCAAACAGGCCCTGCACAACCTATTCAGATCGAACAAGTTCCACTAGCAAACAATACACTCGTTAGCGTTTCGCATGAAAGCAAGTCAACGATGCAAGGGCTGCGTGACTACACAGGAATTTCAAACATCATATGCTACCTCGATTACCAGTATGGAGACGATCGTTCAAGGAAAATTCATGGATTCTGCTATGGGACATATATCATTACAAATGCGCATCTCATTCCACAACACGGAGGAAAATTATTAGTGCATACAAAACATGGAAAATTCACCATCCAATCGTTACAGAAAATTGGAATTTTTGAAGTTGTGGGATCGGATATAATTATCATGAAGATGCCAAAAGACATGCCACCAAGTTCTAGCAAAATAACAATTAGAGCACCAATTAATGGAGAGAAAATCGTCATGGTTGGCACTTTAGATCAAGGAACTAATCCCAGAGTTATGGTTTCGGATAGTAGCTCAACATACAACAAAGCAAACACAACATTTTGGAAACACTGGATAACTACAAAGCATGGTTTATGTGGCTTACCAATGGTTTCAATATCTGATTTATCAATCGTTGGCATACATAGTCTCGGAGCTAACAACATTAATGAAAATTATTTCACGGCTTTTTCAGATGATTTTGTACCAAGATATTTACAGAGTGGGCATGAGCTTGAATGGAATAAACGATGGAGCTACAACCCTGAAAATGTAAATTGGGGATCGATGTACATAGCTGAATGTGCGCCAAAGGGACTATTCAATGCAACAAAACAAGTGATGGATGTATTCAACGAAGTAACACATCAGAGTGTGGATGATACATGGCTCACGAAACACATAGGCAAGAATTTAATGCTCGTTGGCAAGTGCCCAGGAAATTTAATTACAAAGCATGTAGTGAAGGGCAAAGCAGCAACATTTTCACTATATCTGGAAGTTGAACCTCAAGCTCGAGCATTCTTTGATCCATATCTTGAACATTACTTGCCAAGCAAGTTAAATAAAGAAGCATTTGTGAAAGACTTCTCAAAATATGATGAACCAACTGAAACTGGCGTCGTTAATATAGAAAAATTCGAGCAAGCAGTATTGAATGTCAAACAAATTCTTGACGATATTAAATTTGAAAAATGTGGATTCATAACTGACGCAGAACCAATATTTAATTCACTAAACATGAAAGCTGCAACTGGTGCTCTGTATGGTGGAAAGAAAAGTGAATTCTTTAAGGA